GAATTCTGGATGTTGAGTTTCCTCCCTCTAGATAAACTTCTGCATTTGCAAACTCAGACATCATGTCTATTGTATTTCTAAAGATTGGAACATTTGCATATGCCTTTTGACAAAGTTCAATCGCTTCTCTTATATTTATACCATCGGATGAAATTTCATAAGGTAATAGTCCAGCTCTTATTTGACTAAATTTATTAGCGGGGGTCGTAACAGAGGATCTGTTTATCCTTGTACTGGTTTGACTTGATGATAAGTTGTTTACAGAACCAGATCTGCTGTACGACCCCTGAGAAAGATGATAAGCTGAACCCATTGTTGCGGGCTCTACTGATTCTTGAGCTTTAGAAACTTGACTGGTTACTTTATCAAATTTTTTCCAATAGTTTGATTTTTTTGTATATTTTCTTTTGGCCATCTTGAATTATAAAGTATATTACACTTTTAAAAGTTACTTTTCTAACTTTTAAATGAACATTGGAGTAAATCCTTGATTTTTTTCTTCGGGGACATCCATCATATCATAATAAATATTCATTCCCCAATTTCCAAGAACTAAAGCTGAATAAGAATCTTTTCTAGGTTTATCTACACCCTTTTGTCTTTTTAAGTTTGGAGGTAGATCAAAACTTTGAGTTCCGCCAGCAGAACTAGATACTTGTATTAAAGCGCACTCAGCTTTTGTTAAATCTATCATATCTTTTTGATGTTCTATAAATTCAATCATTTTTGCACCAATATTTTTTTCATCCTCGTATTTAGAAAATTTTAAATTCTTTATAGGTATTTTTTTAGCTCTCTGCATTGAATAATTATCATCCATAGCTGTTGCAGCAAAATATATTTTTTTTCTATCAAAAGCTGTTTGCAACATTTCATTAGCGCTTCTTATCCAAACAGAAACAGGTTTCCTTAAATGACATATAACTTTATTTTTTAAATTGTATTGTTTTCTGGCTTCTCTTAAATCCTTGACATAATCATGAGGATTATTAAAATTAGCATCAAACATTCCTATTTTTAGTTTTTCTTTTTTAAACGTTTCGCTTTCGTTACAAGAATTTATGAATTGGACTCCACCGTTATAGTCACCTACTATCATTATTATATTAAAATGATCTAATATGTACTTAAAATAAGTTATGTGTTTTTTAAGATTGGTTCCTGGAAGGGCATAGCTATGAACTACAACTCCTTTCTTGGTATCTTTTAATAATTTTATAACATGTATAGCAAAATCGTCAGAAGTTTCTGATTCAGACCATGAAGGGTCAAATGCCATAATATACTCTGATCCTTCTTCTCCAGCTATCTCTACACAAGGAGATTCTCCATCTACAATTGTGCAATCAGCCATTTTACTAATTTTAAAGTATCCAGCACTATCATCTGTAAACTGTGCATTAAACTCTCTATCAATCTGGGCTTGACTCATTGTTCCTTTAGCTTGGCTAATTAAATTTTCATCATATAATGCCTTAGGAGCGCAATCATAACTAAATTGCATTATACATCGTCTCCCTTGGTTTTTACCACCAGGATTAAATATCATATTCTCATATTGTTGATAAAGTTTATAAAGGTATTCAAACTTATAAGAAGCAGATGATAATCCAATCATTTTATTAGAAGGCCACTCTGTTCTTTCGTCCTCAGACATCTTACCAGCCTTTATCATCGCATCTTCTGCGTCTTTAATTTTTTGTCTTTCTGTCGGGTTTTCTACGACAGCTAGGAATGGCATAATTACTTCATTTAATACTTTTTCTGGCATAAGTAAAAGCTCATCAATTATAATGCGTTGAAAACGAAAACCACGAAGCTTTTCACCATCTCCGAGCGGTAAGGCAGTTATACAACTCTTGCCAATTTGCATAGACCACTCATCATTCGATTTTGTTACTTTGCCAATGCATTGTTGAAACAACTCTGCTTTTTTATCTTGAGATATATCTTCAATCTTACGAAAAATCATTTTAGATTGACGGAACGATTTAGATATAATTCCAATATGTACACCCTGGTTTAACATGGCATCTAATAAAGCAAAAATACCAGTAGAAAAAGATTTAGACATTCCACGAGACCAAATACCTAGAAAATAATCGTTCTCCATCATTGCCTTTACTGCCATGTGTTGAAATGGAAATAATTCAATACCAGTCAATAGTTCTGTAGTAAATGTTACATTTTCTTTTAAAAATTTATACAGCCAAATCTTTGCCTTAACATCTTCAAGGTATCCCTCAAGTTCAGAAACTTGTTTGTTTACATCCTCTTTTTTAAGAGGTTTTTGATTTCCGCAATTCCAGCTCATGTATCCTTTTTATTTTTGTTTTATGTTTAGTTATTGTTATTAACTCTAAAAAATTTTTACATTTCTCAATATCTTTATAGTTTATATTACAATATGGTTTTCTTTCTTTATTTAAAGATGCCCAAGCAAAATCTATTAAAAATATTTTTTTATTTTTGCATAAGAAATTACTTTCATGAGAATCGTTATGATAAATTTTTTCTTTTTGTAAAATGTTTAATATTTTTTTAATTTGTTGTTTCCAATCTTTTACTCCATAAAGTCTTACAAAGTTAATTCCACAAAATGACATTTCTATTTCCATATTTAATATTTTAATTATTTTTGGAAAACAATCATACTTTGATAATTTTTCTAAAAAAAACACTTCATTTTCAAAATCTTTTTTAAAATTAAATTTTTTTTTAAATGTTTTCATTATCAATAAAGTATTGAATATCTACATCCCATAATTTTTTACCTAAGTATAAAAGTTTTGGAATTATTTTTTCGCTATGTTTTCTGTTGTTTGTAAATATAAACTGACAGTTGCCCGCAAATTCATGTTGTATAGATATTAAATTAGAAAACACCCAATCCAACTTGGGAGCCCTTCTTCCCTTTTGAAAAATTGCTTCTTTTTCTATATCATCTATAGACTTTTCAATGACTATGTGCATATAACTATCTAGCTCTACGCATCTTTTCATTTCTCTCCTAAATCTATCTGCTTGACTGCCAAACGTAGATAAAAAATCTCCAGCACTTTTTCTATCTACAAATGTATTTGAAAAATTTGCCCCACTTAAAGTATAGTCGCCAAAATCTAATTTTAATATTTTTGATTTATTAAATTCTAATGGTTGTTGTTCTCTAGTATCAATTAAAACTTCAACATCAATATCTTTACTAAATTCTTTGGGCATACCCTTATAAAATATTGGTTTTGCTTCCATAGCTTCACAAGCCTTTGTATATGTGTCAAAATGTTTTTTATATATATTTAAATCTGGCAACTGTCGCTTTAAAAGTTCTAAGTAAAAAGGTGCATGAGTATATTCCTTTCTTTTTATTCTTTTTTTAGCTAAATCTAGTATATAATTTTTAACCTCTAAACTTGGGGCTGATTCGCACCATTTTATAAGTTGAGAGCGATTAACAAAGTCATTTTCAAAATATTGCCTTTTATTTTTAAACGGCAGAGGGTTGCCATTTAATTTATTATATCGTGGATAGTATTTTACATAGTAATCTGCCACATACATTTTATGTGCTTTTAAATGTGCGTGAAGAGCTTTTTCTGTTTTAAATTCAGCTCCACATACTTTGCATTTATAAGACATCATCAATACCAATACCTAAAACCCTAGCTTTCCAAGCAGCCATGCCCTCGAGCCTTTCAGCTTCTTTTTTGATTATCTCCTTTTGCATTTCAGCAATTCTAACCATATTCTTTCTTTCTTCTTCTTCTTGAAATAATTGAACTATGGATAAAAAAGAGGCGTTCTCTTTTTGCTTATTAGCTAATCTAACTCCTCTATCACCTTGTAATTTTTTTGTAAGATTTTCTATCCTAGATTCGCACTGATGATATTCAGAACTTTTAGCTTTTATTATTTCTGCTAGCCTAACGGTCATTTCATCTTGATCGTCTGCACTTTCAAACATGTCATTGAGTTTTTGTAAATGTCCTGTAATTAATTCTAAATTAATTATTTCTTTAGCCACATTCATGTACAAGTTAAGCTCATCTGCTGTAAGATCTGGTTTATCCCAAGTAAGCCTAATAAATTCTTGTTCAAATAACTCTTTATCTCTTGGGCTCGTGTAGTTATTAACAATAGCTACAAATCTAGAATTATTTAAATTTATTTTTAACTTATCACAACAATGTTTTTGATTACGAGATCTTCCTTCTCTTCCTTT